AGTAAATTCCGCAAGAGTATTACTAAGTCAGTGCCAGGCTTGAGTGTAGGGTTTAACGATCCAGACACTTGGGTAAGCACAGGCAATTATACTCTTAACAAACTTATCAGCGGTGACTTCAATAAAGGTATTCCTCTTGGCAAAGTAACAGTGTTTGCGGGAGAATCAGGTGCGGGTAAATCATACATTGCATCAGGTAATCTAGTAAGACACGCACAAGAACAGGGCATTTTTGTTGTTCTTATTGACAGTGAAAACGCACTAGACGAAAAGTGGCTACACGCACTGAATGTAGATACAAGTGAAGATAAGCTACTTAAACTAAACTTGGCAATGATCGACGATGTTGCTAAAGTTGTCAGTGACTTCATGAAAGACTACAAATCAGAGTATGCTGATAAAGACAAAGCAGATCGTCCTAAAATCCTTTTTGTAGTTGACAGTCTTGGAATGTTGCTAACACCCACAGACGTAGATCAATTCCAGAAAGGTGACATGAAGGGCGACATGGGCCGCAAACCCAAGGCACTTACATCGCTTGTTCGTAATACTGTAAACATGTTAGGCGAATACAATGTAGGTTTTGTTGCAACTAACCATACGTATGCAAGTCAAGACATGTTTGATCCAGATGATAAAATCTCAGGTGGACAAGGCTTTATCTATGCATCAAGTATTGTATTAGCAATGCGTAAACTAAAGCTAAAAACAGACTCGGATGGCAACAAAACATCACAAGTTCACGGCATTCGTGCAGCGTGTAAAGTAATGAAAACACGTTATGCGAAACCATTTGAAAGTGTGCAAGTTGAAATTCCGTATGAAACTGGTATGAGCCCATACAGCGGACTAGTTGATTTCTTTGAAGCAAAAGGTGTGCTAACAAAAACTGGTAATAGGCTACAGTACATTAGTCCAGTTACTGGTGAAGTTATTGCTAAATTCCGCAAAGCATGGGAAAAGAACGAGGACGACCATTTGGACCTTATCATGGCTGAATGGGATCAACTGCCAGACGAGATTAAGGATTCTGGCGGTTCACTGGAACAAGAAGAAATTGACTTAATTGTGGAGAATTCTAATGAAGCTGAATGACACTGATCTAGAAGCATTGATTTCAATCTATAGTGCAGCAAAACCACTTATTCCTGAAAAGGAACGTCTACACTGGGCGGAAGTGTTTCTTGACAGACTTGACGACTATGGCATTGACCTTCGTGCAAACAGCGAAGAAATTGTTGATGCATGTAATTATCTTGACAAAGCACTTGATATGCTGTTAAGTGAACATGATGAAGAATCATGGGAAGCAGCAGACGAAGAAGATTGGGATTAAATGAGTTCATGGTATCGTAAAGTTACTGCTAACATGGGGGAGATCGTTAACGCGATCTCCCACTTTGAACAGCAACTAGCTGAAGCAAAATTTGAATGTTCAATGAAGGGCAACCTTGAAAAACAAAGTCGTGATATGCCTGGTATTGTTGAACATCGTTTCAATCAGTTGCAGGAAGTAGAAGCGATACTTGAACATTTAAACACCGAAATGCGTAAACTTCGCAGTCAGAAGTTTCGCAAGTTTTTAGAAGCATACAACAAAGCACTTAGTAGCCGTGACGCAGAACGTTATGTAGACGGTGAACAAGAGGTTGTTGATATGCAGTATTTGATTAACGATTTTAGCCTTGTGCGTAACAAGTTTATTGGACTTATTAAAGCACTAGAAGCCAAGCAGTTTCAAATCAATAACATTGTAAAACTACGAGCTGCTGGTTTAGAAGACATTAGTTTGTAACCTTTGTGACATTTGGTTACCCCAACTGCCTCCTACGGGAGGCATTTTTTTTCTTGACAAGACGCTTTGGTTATAGCATAATGAGTGTATGATTAGGACAGGACCTGTCACAGGGGCCAATATAGGACATATAGAGATGACTAAACAAGAACTACTAAACGCTGTTGCTGAATACAATCCCGTTCAAACACTTGCGATTGCGCTAAGTGTATACGACAAGCATGGATTTGTCCGCAGCGGCGAAGGCTATAATGTATACGACAGTGAAGGCAACTACACTCACACTGTAGAAGATACCAAAACTCAAGTTATGAACGCAATGAAAGCAGGTGAGCAACCATCCGCTGAATACCTTGCGCAGGCAGAACAAGTTAAAGAGAAGTTTGAAGCCAAGTTCATGATGAAGAAGTTTGGCAACGGACTCACTGATTTTGAGAACAACGTTGCTAAAGCATTTGCTGCTGGCAACAGTCTCACCAGCTTCCAAGTTGCTATTATCGCTAGTATCCCCAACATGAACAAGATTGACGAAAAGCGCAAAATGGTCGAGGATCGTATTGATGAACTACGACTCAAAAGCAAATATTTTGGACAAGTGCGGCATCGTTACGATTTGGAAGTTGAAGTACTGGATTGTAAATATATCCAGAACAGCGGCGTATACATGATTACCACCATCCACGCTAATAAAGACATCGTCAAATTCTGGTGGAGAGATCAGCCTGACATCAGTGATATTATTGAGGGCAAAACCATCCGTATACGCGGCACAGTTAACCGTCACGAGCATGGCAAATTTAACCTAGCTGAAGAAACCATGTTTAACCGTGTAAAAATCCTCCCTTAATTGAAAAAAGTTGTTGACAACCAAGACACTTTACTGTATCGTGTAAGAGTAAGTTAACAGAGAACATAGGAAAACGAGATGGCTAAGATGGCTTTCAAAACGGAACGTAAGACCCGCACCCCCCGCAAAACTGCCGCTACCAAAGTTATGGAAGTGGATAACACTGTTGTAGAGTCCACTGAAACGGATGCAGAGATTGTAGAACGTCTGCGTGAGCGTTTTGAGATCCTGGACACTATGACCCAGATGACCATTGATGGCGTTGTTAAGGGCATGGTTGTTACTGGCCCTCCGGGCGTAGGCAAGAGCTTTGGCGTTGAGGCTGTGCTGGAAAAGAACAGCATTTTCGACAAGCTCGCAGGCAACCGTCTCAAGTTTGGTGTTGAGAAAGGTGCTGCATCTGCTATTGGTTTGTATAAGTTGCTTTACAACTATGCAGACCGCGGTCACGTGCTGGTGCTTGATGACTGCGACAGTGTGCTTTACGACGAGACTTCGCTGAACCTGCTGAAGGCTGCACTGGACAGCAGCAAGAAGCGCCGTATTAGCTGGAACACTGACAGCGCCCTGTTGCGCCGTGAAGGTATCCCTGATAGCTTTGAGTTTAAGGGCGCTGTAATCTTTATTACCAACCTCAAGTTTGACAAGGTGCGTGGTAAGATCAAAGATCACTTGGATGCTATTATGTCACGCTGCCACTATCTGGACCTGACTATGGACACGCCGCGTGAAAAGATCCTGCGCTGCCGCCAGATTGTTGCAGATGGTATGCTCAACGAGTATGACTTCACCAAGGAGCAGGAAACGGAGATTGTAGACTTTATCTCCAACAACCAGCACCGTATGCGCGAAGTTAGCCTGCGTATGGTTACCAAGGTTGCTGACCTGCGCAAGAGCATGAGCGACAAGTGGGAGCGTATGGCGGAATGCACTTGCATGGTGCGCCGCTAACACTACAAGTTACCCCAACTAGACCCCCCTTACGGGGGGTTTTTTTGTTAAATAAGATATGGCAACTTTTAATAGAAATCTGACGTTAGTATATCCGCCGGGCGCTGGTGGAGAATTTCTGGGCTGGGCAATAAGTACCTTTCCTGGATTCAATCAGGTAACACTGTGTGGAGTTTCAAAGAATAACAAATGGTCGTGGGACCCAGCAGTGCATGGTAAAGGTATATCTATGGAGTCTACTGATAGAGTAAATCATGAATTTATAGATAATGATAAAATAAATGTAAATAGAGATCATGGCGAATGTATCTTTTATCCTTATGAAAGAATTTCAATGATTGATACATTTTTAGATATCTATTATGATAGGTGGGGTACGGCAGGATTTATTGTTATTACTGATTTAAGTGGATTGGCACCCCAATTATCTATGCTAAAAAATAATAAGACTACTGGTGCATATAATTATTTTTTAGAAAGATTTGGTAATAGAAACTGTCTTACTATTGATATATCTGAAATAGTTCTGAACGACGGGGTATCTGATAAGATAGCAACGTTTATATATAATGTATTTAATGTGTCTATAAACCCATCAGTATTGGGATGGTTGATAGATGCGTGGAATCAAAAGAATGTTACATAGGCACTGCATATTAGTATGAAGAATAATATAGTAAACATAGTTTATTCATCTGGATCAGGAGGAGAATTCTTCACCTGGTTGCTTGGACAGCAACCGTTCTGTATGCCAGTAGGTATAGATATAGCCCCAACTCTTAATAAGTGGGAAGTTACAACTACCACCACTCCTGATCACATTTCATATGACGAACATGACTATAATGGATTCAAGTGCTATTTAGATGATATCACCTTCCACCCTACGTTAATAAATCTTGTTCGTAGCCATATGCATTTTCATGATATGCAAGATAAATCAATCATTGATTATTACTTGAAAGCATACTATGATGATTGGAATAAGGCAGTGTTTATTCATCTTGATCCAGAGACAGAAGAAGGTTTTAATTATTTTTTAAATCTGTCTAAATTAAAACTACAAGACAGCCACCCAAATAATAGAGACTGGCAAACAATGTGTGAAATACGACAAAGCAGAATAAAGAGTATTGGTGACCGTAATATAATTTTTGTTGATCCTTATAAATTTTTTATAACAAACTTTGATAATGAATTTGATAAGTTAATATATTCTTTACAAACATCATTTGATAAAAAGTTTAATCACTCAAAACCAACTGCTAAATTTTTTGTAGATATATGGAAAAAACAAAATACGTTGTTAAATTCTTGACACTTTACAATTTCTGTTATATATTAATCATATGAATTGCAATATTATTATCAAAGACGAAGTCAACTGCAAGATTGAAGGACTTGACCTTGACACACGGAAAAAGTGTGAAAAGGAGTTAAAGTTCTTCCTTCCACATGCCTATCACACCCCAGCATATAAACTGGGTCGCTGGGACGGCACTATGAGTTTCTTTACAGTTGGCGGCGTTACCTATGTTAACTTGTTGGATCGTGTGCTGCCCATTATCATGAACGCAGGCTACATTCCAAACATTGAAGACCATCGTACACACCACAACCTTCAGTTTGAAGTAGTTGATGAGACAACGTTTCAACACCACACTTGGCCCAAAGGACACCCTGTTGAAGGACAGCCTGTTACACTACGTGACTATCAGATTGAAGTTGTAAACAAGTTTTTAGAAACGCCACAGTGCTTACAAGAGATTGCAACTGGCGCAGGCAAGACACTTATTACAGCGGCACTTAGCTATAAAGTAGAACAATATGGGCGCAGTATTGTTATCGTTCCAAACAAGGACCTAGTAAAGCAAACATATGCTGACTATGTTAACTTGGGTCTTGACGTTGGCGTTTACTTTGGTGATAAAAAAGAGATTGGCAAAACACACACTATCTGCACATGGCAAAGTTTAAACAGTATTAAAAAGCGTTTCCGTGAAGGTGAGACGGACTTTGGACTACAAGACTTTATTGAGGATGTAGTGTGTGTTATTGTTGACGAAGTTCACCAAGCAAAAGCAGATGTACTTAAAGAAATGCTAACGAAAGACTTCGCACATATTCCATTGCGCTGGGGACTTACTGGCACTATCCCCAAAGCGCCACATGAGTTTGTAGCACTACAGGCAAGCCTTGGTGAAGTTGTAAATCAACTAGCAGCAAGTACATTGCAAGAGATGGGCGTATTAAGTAATTGTCACGTTAATATCGTACAACTTAATGAAACAGCAATATACCCAAACTATCAGAGTGAGCTAACATACCTCACCACAAACAAGCAACGCATGGATTACATCAGTGATCTCATACTAAATATTGCTGAGTCAGGCAACACTCTTATTCTAGTAGATCGTATTAAGAGTGGCGAGATACTTGTTGAGAATATTCCAGGTGCCAAGTTTGTACATGGCATAACCAAAGACAGGAAAACAACTTATGACGAAATTAATGAAAGCGACAATAGCATTACTGTTGCAACCTATGGTGTGGCTGCCGTGGGTATTAACATTCCTCGTATCTTTAACTTGGTTCTACTTGAGCCTGGCAAATCTTTTGTAAGAGTTATCCAAAGTATTGGACGCGGTGTACGCAAAGCCGCAGACAAAGACCACGTAGAAATTTGGGACGTGG